AAATTTGTTAAGCACGTTGGCTTTGCCACAGGCGTAACAGTAAACTCAACTGCTGGTGACTCGCCAACTATTGGCGTATTTGCACAGCCAGCTAATACAGTTATTACTGACATTAAAATCTTTTGTGTAACTGCACCTGTAACGGGAAGTGGTGACATTGGTTATGAAGTAGGTACATCTTCTTCTGGTTCACAGATTGTTGCTACTCAAGCTGACGAAATCTTAGATGCTGGTACAACAGTTGTTATAGGTAACGTAACTTTGACTGCATTAGTTCTTCAGACGCAAGATGGTACAACAGCCCCAGCTTCTGTTCAGTACGCTTCGGCAGCGCGAAACATCTTCTGTAACATTACCAACACTGTTAATGCTACAACTGCTGGTTCGTTTACGTTCATCATTGAGTATGTTCAAATTGCGTAATTAATCTGGTGGGGGGCAACCCCCACTTTACAATCTAGGAGATTAATATGAGCGTACAAACAGACGTACAGGTCGGGTTTATAGCCGACGAGAATGCGGCAGACCCTGATCGGCTGGTAACCGCAGCACGACCAAATACATCAGCAACAATGGCAGCAACAACCTTTTTAGGTGGTGGTGCTAGAAATGTTACTGTCACAACGGCAGGGACTGGCGACAACAACAAAACTTGTACTATAACAGGCACTGACGTTTTCGGAAGTGCTATCACTGAAGTAATAACTTCAACTGGGTCTGCTGAAGCGGTCGCAGGCGCTAAGTTATTTGTCACAGTTAGTGCAGTGGAATGTTCTGCCCAATACGCTGCGAACATTACAGTAGGCTCTGGCTCACTGTGTGCCAGCGCAGTGGCTGGTGGTGGTCGTACAAGGCTGAAAGGCTATTCCATTGTATCGGCAGGCACAGCAGGGCTGGTTGATTTCTTTAATGGTACGCCAGATAGTGGTACTATTATATTCAAAGCACAAACAATCGGCACAGACAACTTAACTCTGGACAATACTATTCCAGATGAGGGCATGTTGTTTAAGGCTGGCTTATCTGTAAAATATACCGTTGCCACAGTCGTGCTAATGAATGTGTTCTTCGCGTAGGGGAAATAAATGGCACTCTCAGGCACAGTAGCTTTTAAACCAGATGTCGAGGAAATAATTGCTGAAGCATTTGAGCGTTGTGGAATTGATCCCCAAACGCAAACAGGTGACAGGGCCGTGTCAGCACGGCGCAGCCTAAACCTGCTTTTCTCTGAGTGGGCCAATCGGGGTATCAATTACTGGACGCTAGAGCAAAAAACTTTGACCTTAGTTAAGGATCAAACAACGCCCTACACCCTAGACTTAGGTACGATTGACATTCTGGACGCTGTCGTTCGCGATAGCTCTGGGACAGATACGTCCGATCAAATCATTAATCGTGTGTCGATCTCTGACTACAATCAACTGCCAAATAAAACGTCGAGCGGCAAGCCAAGCCAATACATGCTGGACAAGCAAATTACGCCGATCCTGTACATCTGGCAAATACCAGACAGGACAACATACAGTCTTGTGTACTGGGCAATAACCCAACTTCAAGACATTACAGCATCAGATCAAAACGCCGACATTCCATATCGATGGAACGAATGCATCTGCGCTGGGCTGGCAAGCAAGCTGTCACTAAAATACGCGACAGATAAATTTTCAATACTAAACGAAATGTATGAGAGGTCGTTTGATTTCGCAGCGGCTTCCGACAATGATGGTGTGTCTCTGAGGGTTCAGCCCACTGCGCTGAATTTATATTAATGGCAAAGTACGCAAGAGGAAAAAAATCTCAGGCGATAAGCGACATAAGTGGCCTTCGGGTTCCCTATACCCAACTCAAAACCACATGGGATGGCCTGCGCGTATCTCCAGAAGATTATGAGCCAAAGCAGCCGCAGCTAACGCCAGCAAAAAATGTTATCGATGCCACGGCTTTATTTGATCCACGGCCCGATAACGACCCAGAAAATGTTGAAATCTTTATTGGTTTCACGCAAGACTGGACAATTGATCGCAGATTACTGCCGCCCGTTGGTGTTCCTGCATTTGCTAGTGTTGGTGACGTATTAATTTCATCTGGCTTAAATGCAGTAGGTGCGGCAGGCGAAGGCGAAATAGGTACTGAAGCCTTTGAGGTTACACTGACAGAAACTGGTGTTGCTGGTGTGGGTGCTGTTGGCACAATAACGCCAACAGGCGTTAGGGGCGTATCTGGTGCAGGCGGTACGGGCGGCGTTGGTGTGGAGGCTCTCAGCCTGTCTATTGATGAGGCTGGTGTTGGCGGCACGGGCGCGGTAGGTTCTGAAAGCGTCGAAGTTCTTGGCTGGGGTCAGGAAGGCTTTGGTATAGCAGAGTGGGGCGACTGATGAATTACACAACATTAAAAGCAAACATCCAGAATTTCTTGGAAGACGATTCCACAGAACTTGTTGCCTCTATCGATACAATCATAAGTCAGGCCGAAGACGTTATCTTCCAGCGACTGCCAAATCTGCCGTGCTATCGGAAAAGCGTTACTAAGAACTTACAAACGGCTCAACCGCAGTACACAATTGCTGATGCTAGAATGATAAGGCAAATTGCCTACGTCACATATTCTGCATCTGCAAATGGGACTTTTTCTTATCTTGATCATAGAATTGATTCATATGTGCGAGATTATTGGCCTAATCCTTTTACGCATGACATTGATCGTATCCCACGCATGTATAGCACGAATAGTGCAGGAACTTCTGGAACTGTTATTACATTAGCACCAACACCCTCAATACAAGCGTCAGACGCAGAGAATACAATACAAGTAGACTTCATAGCCCCAGAGACGGGGCTAAGTTCTAGCAACGCAAACACATGGGTTGGCGACAACGCAGAAAATGTGTTATTAGCAGCGTGTCTGTATGAGGCGTCAGCCTTTCTCAAGGCACCAGAGACATTGGCGCTCTACAAAACACAATTCGATGAGGCAGCGGGTCTGCTGGCTCAAGAAATGCAACGCGACTATGCGGCAGAATATAATGGAGGCATATAATGGCTATCACACAAGCGATGAGTACACTATTTAAAAAAGACCTGTTGCTTGGTGATCAGCACCTCGACAGCGATACACTGCACATTGCGCTCTACACAAGTTCGGCAACACTAAACGCTACCACAGACGGCTACATAACAGCCAATGAGGTGGCTAACGGCGGTGGTTACACCACGGGCGGCGAGGCTCTGGGAAGCAAAACAGTAGGGGAAAACAGCACCAGCGGTGTATTTGATGCTGCCGATCCTGAGTGGACAAGCGCAACATTTACTGCCCGTGGCGCATTAATCTACAACAAGACACTGGGCGATGCCTCCTCAAACGCAAGAGGCGCAATCGCAATTTTGGACTTTGGTGGTGACTTCACCGTCAGTGGCGGTACGTTTAAAATTGTATTTCCTGCAAACACTAAAGACAATGCCATAGTAAGGATCGATTGATATGACTAGCACCTTTGTAAATGACCTTCGCCTCAATGAGATGGCAACTGGCGATCAGTCAGGCTCATGGGGAACGGTTACGAATACGAACCTTGAACTGATTGGCGAGGCGCTGGGCTACGGCACAGAAGGCATCACAACCAATGCTGACACGCACACGTCAACCATAGCTGACGGCGCTACAGACCCCGTCAGGGCTTTGTACGTTGAATATACGGGTACGCTCGACTCAGCGTGTACAATTACCATTGCACCAAACACAGTAAACAAGGTCTGTTTTATTGAGAACGGAACATCTGGTTCGCAGAACATTATTATTAAGCAGGGTTCTGGCGCGACTATTACAATCCCAGCGGGACAAACTAAGGCTGTATACTTAGACGGAGCAGGCTCTGGAGCCAAAGTGGTCGATGCCTTCGCCTCTTTGTCTGTGGTAGACTTGATAGTTAGTGACGATCTGGTTGTTGCGGATGATGCTTCCGTAGGTGGCATATTAGGCGTAACAGGTGTCCTGACCACCACGGCTGCGACTGTATTTAACGGTGGGTTTGCTAGTAATGCAGCTTCCTCTATCGGTGGCACAACTCCCACGCTTACTATTGGTGATGCAGGTGCAGAAGATGCAAAGATTGTATTTGATGGAAATGCAGCAGACTACCATATTGGTTTGGATGACAGTGAAGATGCTTTACAGATTGGTTTAGGTTCCGCACTTGGAACAACACCAAGAATTACCATCAGAGCTGCTGAAGTTGTTGTTAATGATCTTCCTTCTGTCCTAGACTTCCGTGTTGAGTCAGTCAACCAAACCCATGCTTTGCATGTTGATGGTGGTCTGGACATGGTTGCTTTTGGGCCAGTTAATGCAGCCCCTTGGGAGCAAATAAGCGGTTATGGCGCAATGTCATATAACATAACAAAGCAAAGCATGGGTTTGGTTACTGATAGTGCCACAGGTAACGCTAATTTGTATATGACGAAATACAATATAGGTGTCTCAGGTGGGGATGACAGAGTCATCGCTTTTTACGGTAATACAGATTCAGCGGTCAACGCTGTTGGAGGGATAACCCTCACAACTTCAGCTACAACCTATGCTACATCATCAGACTACCGTCTAAAAGAAAACGTAGTTTACGATTGGAATGCAACCACTCGCCTCAAGCAACTTAAACCAGCACGTTTTAATTTTATTGTTG